ATCAGTTCATTAATCGTAACCATGCGCCAAAGGTATAAAAACGTAACTTCTAGGCAATAAAAATTTAACGCTTGAAAATTATTGTGCTGATACACAGCAAAATAAAGTTATTTTTCGCCCTTTTGGTTGTATGTTACAAAATTGTACTATCTTTGCCCTATCAAAACAAACCAACCATGAAACCACTACTAACATTCGCTGCCGCATTCATCGCAATGGCCGCAGCTGACCAGGAACAAATCATCACAGCGCTTATCTTTATGTGCATCAGTGTCTATTTATTCCTTAAATCCCTGCCAAATGAGCAACATTGAAGACTACAACCGACAAATCACCAACGGAGTACCATTCAAACTAGAACGCAATGAAACCATCAGAGGCGGCATAAACCATGACCTCATCGCTCGACTCAGAGACTATTGGCGCACATACGGCTATCCAACCGACCAAGACTATATTAACCATACTAAACACCTAAAACTGCAAACCAAATGATCGAACCAAGAGCGAACTCAAGATGGGTCAACATCTACTCAGGCGAAAAAGTCACAGTCAAACGAGTCTATCATGGCATAATATACTATAAAAAAGACTCGGCAAACATCACCATCGACCCACTAGAAGCTTACACCAGCTTTATCAAACCAACCTACGTATTCATCAAAACTTACAAACCACTAAACCATTAACACCATGTCTGACAAACTAACCCACTGGAAACAACTAAAGAATCCAGACTACATCGGAGCTTATGCGCTTCAACCTGGCGAGGAGCTAATCCTCACGATCAAATCATGCGGCCTCGAACAAATCGTGGGAACCGATGGCAAGAAACAAGACTGTCTCGTAGTTCACTTTATCGAGCCAGTTAAGCCAATGATCCTGAACAATACCAACGCCAAGACCATCACCAAAATCCACGCTACACCATACATGGAGCAGTGGCAGGGTAAGAAAATACAAATCTTCGCACGCAGAATCCGTGCCTTTGGTGAGGATGTCGATGCACTCCGTATCCGTGACTTTGTTCCCAAAGCAGCGACTATCGACCCTGCCAAAGCCATCGCAGCCATCAACGCTTGCACTACTTTGGACCAACTCAAGAAAACCTACACCTCGCTAACCAAAGACGAGCAAGGTCATCCGGATGTCATCAAGGCCAAGGATGCAAAGAAAGGAGGCCTCGCATGACGCATCAACTAGAAATATGGATTGAGAACGGTGGCCGTATCCTTGATGCTATCGTGGACATCAACGCCAACTATCACCCAGCAACCCATTGGACATCGCCTAGCTGCGATTACTCATGGACCTGCCTATCGCTAACCGAAACCCTAGCCGATGGCGATGTGGTTGAACTCGACCCCAAGGATTACGAGGCCGAGATAGATGAGAAAGTGGGGGACCTGGTATGAGCAAGGTAGATGAGGCAATCAAGCACCTGGAGGCAAAGCAATCGGTCCTAGTTGAGCGGTTCATCTACTCCGCTACCGATGGCAAAGCCCATGAGGTATCACGCATGGTCAATGAACTGACCATGGCCGCTTGGGAGATCGGCTTCCTGAAAGGACTGGAGTTGCACGGCCCAGGCAAGAACGAAGATTTTGCACAACGAACACTAAACAAATTAAAACAATGATCATACACAACTGCGAGCAAGGTAGCCACGAATGGCACCAGCTCAGACTTGGCAAACTGACCGGGTCAAGACTCAAGAAGATGTTCGCCAAAGACAACCTATCCCTAATCGATGAACTCATAGCCGAAGAGGAAGTAGGCATGATCGATGATGATGAGTTCATAAGCGAAGAGATGCAACGAGGCATCGACATGGAACCGCTGGCCATTCAAGAATACTCCAACATCACTGGCTATGAAGTGGACCATCCCTGCCTCATCCAGTCAGAAGATTGGACAATTTTAGTCCAAAGTCCAGATGGCTACATCGGAACGGAAGGGGCTGTGGAAATCAAATGCCCAAAGACCAAGAACCATATCAAATACATCCGACAAGGCAAGATTCCAAACGAATACAAGGAGCAGATCTGGTCATACTTCCTTGTCAATCCTGACCTCAAATGGGTGGACTTTGTAAGCTTTGACCCACGGCTTTCTAAGAAACCGATATGGATTCACCGCATAAACCGTGAAGATGTGGCCGATGACCTTGAAACAGCCAAGGTCGAACTGATTAAATTCATTAACAAACTGGAGCAGTACCGCTCTGAAATATTCTTTTAACATGAAGCACATCAGATACAAATGGCCTTCCGTATGGGATCAATACGGAGTACCTCGACACGCCCCTCGATTCTCCCAACGCTGGTCTGAAGCCAATATCATTAACTATATCAGCCAAAAACCAATGACAAGGGATGACATCCAATACTACTTCCGTGTTACCCCAGAGCATGCCTTATACCTTGAACTGAAAGCAAACTACCCTAAACTGAAAGCATGGCTAAAAGAGTGAACTTTAAGTGGACATCAGCCCACCAGCGATTTATCATGGACAATCCCATGAAGTCAGATAGACAGTTGGCACAACTGCTCAACACTTCTCGCAAATCAGTTGAAAAGTTCCGCAGTCGCTATGGCATGAAAAAGTCGGAAAACTTCATGCAGCTATGCCGGAACAATAACAAGCTGGTTGGAGGTGGCAGACCCATTCGGAAATCGTTACAAGAATAACTGAAAATTACCCTTACTTTGTTACATTTAACATCATAAATCATTAAAAACTAACTAAATATAAACAAACAATAACAAAACACATGAAACCAATCACTCCTTACGAATTATCATTTCAAAAAATTGAAGATTTCTCAAAAGTTTTATCAATTATGCCTACAAATTTTTCAAGTTCACAATACAAAAAAGCTTGCATAAAAAATGGGCTTATTGTTAAAGAACATGGGGGCGTAGTTGCAAGAATTTTAAAATCCTTTAATTGCATACAAGCCAAACCAGGTTCAAAGCTTTTTAGTAAATCATTAGAAACAAAAAAAATTCCTGAAGCTAGATATTTTGGATTAAGAAAAAAAAGATCAGATATTTTTGATCAAGCTTATGAAGCAATGGAAAATGAATTTACTTCATATCATTTTGCTGATTATTTACGGAAAAATTATGGGGATAAGGATATTAGTTACAATTCACTTAAATATCATTTAAAAAAAAGAGGAGCAATTCAGAATGGATTTAATGGTAAAAGTTGGAAAAAACAGATAAGCAAATTATCAATTAAAGAAATTGAAATTCCTAAGCAAAGTAATATTTTATCAATTGAGCAAGCCATTATATTGTTAAAGGAAAATGGTTATAAAATATTAAAGCCTAAGACTGATTGGCAAGAACTTTAAACCACAACCCCATCAACGATCTGAAAAGGATTAACCTGAAACGAGCCGTCATCGTTCAATTCAACGGTGGCGGCTCCTTGTGTCCATTGATTCAACACGCCAGTGTAACGAGGCTTAAGATACGCCAAGCAACCCAAAGCCCAAGCACCATGAACCTCATCGGCTAGGTTCCTAGAAGTATCAACCTGCTGCTTGTGCCAATGGCCAAAGATTACATTAACTCCTACCCTCATCCTTACCTGCCTGGCAATGTTGACCGTGCCGCTTTTCAGTCCCAATTCATGGCCGTGGGCAATCCATAACTTACCAAACCTCGCCACCTTATGCTCCGGAACGTGGATGATGTCATATTCGGCAAGCTCCAACTGCGTAGGTATGTCCATCCCAAACAGCTTGACCAGCTCCGGTGCCTTGCTTGCCACATACGACTCCAAACGCTTTTCATGGTTGCCATCCTTCCAATAGATAGGAATCTCTGGAAATAACTTCCTCAATGACTTCACAAAGCTTCGCCCAACCTCGATCTCATCTCGCAGGTAGCGGCCATCAGGCATCTTTTCAAAGCGGCTCACATCTTCCAAATCCATGATGTCACCATTCAGATAGATCCCATTAACCCCACGCTTCTTGAACTCGGCAAAGCAAGCCTGAACCGCAAACTTATCGTGGTACGGCAGATGGATATCATTGCAGATACCAAGCTTCTTG